ATGCCGCGTAAAACCGTACTGGTCACCGGAGCCTCCAGGGGCATCGGCAAGGCCGTAGCAGTTAAGTTTGCAAAGAAGGGCTATAATGTAGCTATCAGCTGTGTCCGCAGGGAGGAACAGCTGATGCGGACCCAGAAGGAAATCGAATCCTTCCAGGTCCCCTGCCTGGCATACAAAGGAGATATGGGGGACATGGCATGCTGTAAGGAACTGTTCCTTAAGATTAAGAAGATGTTCGGAGGTGTGGACGTCCTTGTAAACAATGCCGGCATCTCCTATATCGGGCTTTTGCAGGACATGTCCACGGAGGACTGGGAGCGCATGCTGCGCACGAACCTGACATCTGTTTTCAATTGCTGTAAGCTGGCAGTACCCTATATGATTTCTCAAAAGCAGGGAAAAATCGTCAATATATCATCTGTCTGGGGCGTTGTGGGCGCGTCCTGTGAGACAGCCTACTCAGCCACCAAGGGCGGCATCAACGCCCTGACAAAGGCCCTGGCAAAGGAGCTGGCTCCCAGCAACATCCAGGTCAACGCCATTGCCTGCGGAGCCATTGACACGGAGATGAACCAGTGGATGGACGAGGATGACCTTATCGCCCTGGTGGACGAAATTCCATCCGGCCGTCTGGGCCGGGCTGAGGAGGTGGCTGATCTGGTTTACCACCTTGGTTACAAGGAATCTTACCTTACCGGACAGGTTATCGGACTGGACGGGGGATGGATTTAGGCCGGGGAATTTAAGCCGGGAAATTGAGGCTGGGGAATTGAGGCCGGGGGCCTGCTATGCGTCCCGAACCTTTCCGAAACTTTTCCGTATCCTTACGAATATATTAACTGTATTGACCTTGGAGCCGCTCCATGGTGTAGAATCTACTCAGAAAAGCAATACACTAATATAAATCGCAAGGAGGCATGCTTCTTATGAAAAAGAAATATTTAGCAGTCGCAGCTCTCTCCATGGCCCTGGCCGGTGGAAGTGCCATGACATCATTTGCTGCCGGATTCGTTCACACCTCTCAGGGAACAAAGTATCAGTGGGGTTCCGGAGATTACTGTACCAATAACTGGGTAAACTACAAGAACCACTGGTTCTTCTTTGGTGAGGACCAACTCATGCGTACCGGATGGATTCAGAGGGACGGCACCTGGTATTACGCCGCCGATACAGGCGAGCTCCAGGGCGGCATCATGAAGATTAACGGCAATGTCTACTACTTCGACAGCAACAGCTGTAAGCTAAAGACCGGAGAACGCACCTTCAATGGTGAGACCCACACCTTCACCGAAAACGGAACCACCGACGGCGGTCCATATGTTTATACAGAGTGGAACAGCAACGGAACACTCAGACGCGGTACCAAATTCGGGGTACGGTAATTGGTAAATTGCATATCACACACAAGAACAGGGATGCCTGGGCCGGAAGGTTCAGCCATCCCTGTTCTAATGATATGAAAAAACAAAGAGCCAAAAAGACCTTCCGGAAAAATTTTTCCGAAAGGTCCTGTAAACTTTTTGCAGGGACATACTGGTGTAAACCAGACGCCTTACTCCAATATTAACTCTTTGATAGTTTAGACCCTTGAAAAATAAGGCTTTTCAAGACTTTTGTGTTTCACCATTGCTTCACGCACATTATCACAAACCCATTCAAATCAAAGTAACCCTTCCATCCTTATCAGGTTCACTGTTCAATTGTTGCATTACATCTTCAAATTCTTTCTTTGCCCATTCAGGTGCATTTTCCTTCAATTTCCATCCCTGTTCAGTGTCTTCATCAAGCCATCCTTCCAGGTAAAATCTTGGTGCAGCAATCATCAGAATCACCTTCCTTTGCCTTGATTATATCATCAGGGTGGAAATATTCAAGTGCAGGTGCAAAAGGCTGTCTGTGGTCATCCTGTGCGGTCAGGGAAGGTCTTTCTGTGACCTTGCAGAGTAACCACAAAATGTAACTATTAACTAAAAAAGAAGCACTGAATCAGGTCTTGCAGGAACAGATTCAGTGCTTCTTTTTCATATTCACCTTTCTAAATTATAACATCTTGAACCATAAAGTTCAAGAATTTGTTGTTCTATTCCTTGGCTTCCACAACATATTGATGACCAGGATTGCAAGAAGAACAATCTTGATGACTTCATACCAGTTCACACTGCTGTCTGCTTCTTGGACTGGTTCAGATGCATTGATGCTGATGGAATACACACCATCTTTCACTTCAAAGGTAACATCTGCACCTTTTGCATCAATCCTGATGTTGTTTCCAGGGTCAGGAACAACCACTGTCTGTGATTCTGCCCGAACCGCTTCCTGCTGCCCCTGTGAGCCTGTCAGACCCTGTTCTGATGGTTGTATGTAGTTATTTATGACAACAGGGTCTGTTGCCTTTTCTGACTGCATCTGTGGCTGTTGCACTGGTGTCTGCTGCTGTTGATTCTGATAATAGTTGTATGTTGTAGAACTGTGATTGTCAGAAGATTCTGTTCTGCTATGGTCTGAATTGTCTGTTGTGCTTGTTGTCTGCCTGTTGTCCGTTGTGATGGTGCTTGTATCATGGGAACTGTTGTCTGTGGTTGTTGTGGTGCTGTCATGGGATGAATTGTCTGTTATGGTAGCATTTGAACCTGTTGCAGGCTGTTCTGTACTTCCTGAACCATCATCCTTCTTGTCATCTGTTCCATCCTGGTCACCACTGCTGTCACCTGGGTCTGTTTGTGATGGTGTGGAAGGGTCTTCTTTGCCACTGTCACCAGTATTCCCTGAATCATCCCCTGAACCGCTGTCACCAGGTTCTGATGGTTCTGTTTCACCTGGGTCAGGTGTTGGGGATGGTTCAACAACTTCTTCATAGTTCAGTTTATAATATTTTGTTGCTGTGTCAGGGTCTTCTGTCCAGTTCCATCCATTGATTTTGATGTTTTCACCTTCAAACATGCTGTCAGGTGGTGTGCTATAACTTCCATTTCCAGTGACAAGAACAGTCATATCTTCACCCTTTGGTGCAGTGTTTCCATATAACTTGGATGTGGTATCAATGACCAGGCTTCCTGATGCAACATAGATTCCACCGCCTGAAACATCTGCACTGTTTCCATGAATCAACGAAGATGCAGCTTCACCATATTGTGTTGCTGAACAATCATAATAGATTGCACCGCCACATTCTATTGCATGACCTTCTGTCAGGCTGCATTCTGTCAGATTCAGCACACTTCCATTGAATACCGCAATATGACCACCATTCTTTGCAGAATTTCCTTTGAATGTGCATCTGTTCATGTTTACATTACCAACATAGACCTGAACAGCACCACCATCTGCATTTGTCTGACAGTCCAGAAATTCCACATCATCAAATTCTGTTTTACTGCAAACAATACACATTGGCTGATTTCCCTGGATTCCATTTCCATCAAAAGTGATGTTTTGAATGGTGGACTTTTGGTCTGCACGAACTTCAAAATGTGCATCTGCATTCATTCTGACCAGGGTGACATGCTTGTCTTCATAACCTAAAGTGAATTCAATTGAAGTATTCATGATGATAGCATCATCAATTCCAATGACATCCCCATCATTTGCCTGAATCAAAGCCTGATAGAGTGATGAAAAGGTGCTGCACACCACTGATGGTGTGTCTGTGTTGTCCGTTTCCGCTGCAACCTGCATGACCTGGACTGTCAACAGGGCAATCAGCAGCACAAATGAAACAATGGTCTTTCTGATTCCTTGTTTTTTCATAGTAAAACCTTCTTTCTGTATATTTTCGCATCTTAATTATACAGTCATAGGGTGTCCTATAAAAAGGACAGAAAGAAAAGACCCCTGAACAATCTGTCCAAGGGTCTTCTGACTTGAAGATTAGATGTGAACACCTTCTGCTGCAATATTTAATGCTTCAAGAACACCTGCTGATAAATGGTCAACCATTCCATCAATGTCCATGTCAGAAGAAATGTTATTATTGTTATTTTGATTGATAACTATTTCAGCAGTTGTGAATCTGTTGATTGCTTCTGTTTCTGCAATATCACGAAGATATTTCAGATTTTCTTTGGAAATATCCACACTGTCTGCAATCCTTCCTGCACTGTCTGCTGTGTCAGCAGTATTTGCTGCTGTTTGTGCTGCATTATTTGCAAAGTCATTTGACAACATGGATGTGTCAACACCACCTGTCAGGTCAATGTTGTCCATGCTGAACATTCCTGAAACCTTGTCAGCAACACCATCACCCCAAGATGCACCTGCATTGAATGCATCCGCTGCCCATCCATCCTGGAATGTGTCAAAGGTGGACATTCCTTCATTGAATGCATCACCAATGGATTTGTAATCTTCTTTATTTCCTGCTGCTTCTGCTGCCTTTGATGCATAGTCATCTGCTGCACTGCTGATTCCTGAATAATCAAATTCAACAAAAGGAAGTTTGTTCAGTGCTGCACAAATACCTTCAATGACTGAAAGTGCTGTGCTTAACAGGTTGTAAAACCATGACTGAACAGAACAGATTGCATTGTGAAAAGCTGTCATCATGTTGGATGCCAGTGCTGCAATTGCATTTCCAATTCCAAGGGCAATGTTTGCAACAGAAAGACCCAAGTTCTTGAAGAACTGAATCACAACATTGATTCCACCAGTAATGACACCAAAACCGCTGTTTGCAACACCTGTCATCTTTGCGATTGCATTACATACCGCAAAAATAGCAGCAATAACTGCAATAATAAGAAGAATTATCCAGGTCAAAGGACATGCCATCAAAGCTGCATTCAGACCCTGCTGCTGAACAGTTGCTGCAAATGTTGCAACACTCCATGCAGATGTCATTGCTGTGTGAATTGCCTGTGCTGCTGCCATTGCAAGCATGATTCCCTTTCCAATCAACAAAGCTGCTGCATAGATTCCCATTGCAGTTGCTGCACCAAGGACAATTGGTTCAATAATAGACCAGTTGTCTGCAATGAATCCACCAAGTTCAGACATAGTGTTCATAATATCCAGGATAAACACCGCTAATGTCGCAAGTGCTGAAATTGCATTTTCCACAAATGCCTGGAACTGGTCATTGTTTGCAAGTTCATTCACTTTGTCCAGGACTGGTTGAAATGCCATCAATGCACTGTTCTGAAATGAAGTCCATACCTGACCCCAAGTCATAGGCATTGCTTCAAATTTTGCATTGATGTCTTCTGCACTGGAAAAGATTGCAGCTTTTACAACATCCGCTGTCAACTGTCCATCCTGTGCCATTTCCCTGATTTTTCCAATAGGAACATCAAGATAATCAGCAATAGACTGAATCAGGTTTGGTGCTTGCTCAAAGATGGAATTTAATTCATCACCACGCAATACACCTGAACCCAAAGCCTGTGACAACTGCAACATTGCATTTGATGCTTCCTGTGTGGATGCACCTGCAATGGTCATCTGTTTCTGAATCAGGTTTGCAAATGCAATAACTTCATCCTGACTTGCAAAAGCATCCCTTGCATTGTTTCCGAATTTTGCAACAACCGCTGCCATATCATTGAAAGAACCCCTTGCATTCTGTGCAGATGCATAAATCTGTTTCACAATGGTGTCTGTTTCTGTTGCAGTTCCATTGATTTCATTGAATGCCTGATTCATGGTGTTCAATCTTGCTGTGGTCATTGCCAGTTCATCAGACACATCAAGAACCTTCTGAACACTTTGCATGGACAAATATGCAAGTGCCAGTCTTTTGACTGTATCAACCAATTCATTTGATGTGTTCACACCTGCCTGAATTTGCTGATTCAAATTTCCTTGTGCATCTGCATTATCCCTGATATATCTTTCAGTGCTTGCCACTGTGCTTGACAACTGATTGTATGCAGCATTTGCAGCAGATACATCCATATTGTCAACCGCCTGGTTCAATGCTTCCTGTGCTTGCAATGCCTGGTTCAACTGTGACCTTAATTCTTCCAGTTCTGCATTTGCAGTGTCTGTTCCAAGGTTCACTGAATTGTTTTCAATCTGCTGAATCCTTTGCTGAACCGCCTGGATTCTTTGACCCATGGAATTGATGTCCTGCATTGCATTGTCTGAAAAAATGTCAGTTCCTGCTGCATTCTGTGCAATCTGATTCTGTCTGTCAGAAAGTGTTGTCAGCATCTGATTTGTTGCTGTGACTTCCTGTTCAAATCTGTCAATTCCACTGTTGGAAAAGACATCCAAATCATTTGTCACCCATTCAACAGGAACTTGAACAGGGTCAGTTGAAGGTGTTGGTGTAGGCTCTGAACCGCCTGTGCCTGGTGTTCCCATTCTGTCAAAAGATTCATTCAGCCTTGCAACCGCTGCATTTGCTTCATTGACAGCATCAATTGTTGCATCCAGGGAAGAAGTGTCCATGTCAGTTCCCATTGTTGACTGCATGTCACGCATGGAAGAAATGGTCATGTTCATTGCATTTGTTATTGCATATAATGGTGCAGACATCCTGTCATATAATTCAATTGATGCAGAAATACTTGCCATACTTATTCACCCCCTTTCAAGAATTGTTTTCCTTTATGCAACAGGTGCATCACTGGATGCTTCCTTGCATACTCCTTTGCAACCTTTCTTCTTGTTCTTTCCCAATTGCAGAAATTCTGATAAATAGTCCAGGTCATTGTCAGTGTAGAATCAGACCAAATCAGATGCATGATTTCCTTGTCTGACTTGTCGCTGTTGGTCACCGCCCTGACAACATTGCAGAATCCCTGTTTTGTGTCTATTTCAGAATCTTTCAGCTTCATGACTTCTTTCAGGAAAGGAACATAAACCGCATAGGGCAAATCTTTATTCATGACAATTCTTCCATCATTTGTCAGTCCTGCAAGTGCAAAGACATCACCCTTATTGTTGAATGACAGTTCCTTGATGAAATTCATCTTCACAAAGCTGAAATTGACCGCCCAAAGATTTTCTGTTATTACTTCAATGTTTCCATTCATCTTTCATCATCTTCCTTTCTTTTTCCTTCTGTATGCAGGTTTTGGTGCATTCACACTGACAAGTTCCACTTCTTCTGTCAGAAGAAGCTGTCCAAGTTCTTCCTGGGTCATTTCCCTTGTCACTGTCATTCCTGCACCTTCCAAGTATTTATAAATCACTGTGTGTTTCATCTTCATTCAACATCCTTTCCAATTCCTGAATCACTTCTTCCTTTCTGAAAAAGAACTGATTCCTTGTATATTTCAAGACATCACAACATGCAGGTGCATTCAGTCTTTGCACATAAAACAAATCAAATATTTTTCTTTGAAGTGGTGACAACTGTTTCACTGCATTGGTTAATTCTTCCATGTCCTGCATCAACTGGTCTGATTCAGCTTTTATTTTCCTTGCTTCTGTGATGCAGATTTCCCTGTTCTTTTTGTCCTGGTCACTGTCACCAAGGAACATCATTGCTGTTTCCTTCCATCCACAAATCAGGCTGTTGTTGACTGATAGTCTGCTGTCTATTCCTTTGTAACCTTTCAAAAATTTTTTGACCTGCATGTTATCACCTACCCTTCCAACAATTCTGCAAATGCTTCATCCAGTTTTTGTATTTTTTCTTTCTGATGTTTCAAAAATTCTTCATGCTCTATTCTTTTTAATGCAAGCTTTTCTGTTGCTGATGTATGATTATCAACTGCACATTTCACTGACATTCCATAAGCATAATGTGAATCATATCCATAGATTTCATCATGAAGTTCCTGCAATCGTTTCATTTTCTGCAATCTGTCGAGTGCTTTATTTTCTATCTGTGAAATTCTTTGAAATGATACATTCAAATCTGATGCAATCTGTGTCTGTGTACTATCTTTCAAATATCTTGCACGAATCACAAAAGCCTGATTTTGTGGAAGTTGGTCAACTGCATCATTCACAACCTTCTTAATTTCATCCTGAAACACCTGGTCTTCAACTTCTGCTGCAATGTCTGCATCATCTGCAAGAATGTCTTCCAGTGCTGCATCTTCTGTTCCTGCAACAGGCTTGTGAATGCTGATGCAGTTCTGTTCATAGATGGTCTTTCTGATGTTTTCCAACTTCTTTGCAGTCAGTTCCAGTTCCTTCATGATGGTCTTGTCATCAGGTTCAGTTCCATTTGCATTGGTGTATTCCTGACAGAATTTCTGATATTTTCTGATTTCAATTTGCCTACTGTGTGGAATCCGCTTTGTATTTGAAAAAGATTCTATAAAGTGAATGCAATATTTTCTGATTTTCCATGGTAAATAAGTTAAAAACTTTGCTTCCCCTGGTTTGTAGGCATACACTGCATCATGAAGTCCAAAATATGCTTCCTGAAACAGGTCATCAGGGTCTGCATACTTCATCATTGGTTTGATGACAGAATAAATGAATGGTTTATTCTGTTCATATAAGGTTGCAAGGTTGTCCTTGACATTGATTCCTGCTTGAATCTGTTCAACTAATTCTTCATTGGTCATTCCAACATCATCACCATCCTTTCATCAAATAAAGGGAACAAGCATCAACACCTGTTCCCTTGGATTCTGATTCCATAATGATTTTTGTATATTCACAAATACATTTTTTAACCTGGTTCAGTCCAGTTCAAGTGTCTTTCAGTCACATCCGAAGTACCAAAGGGAAGAAATATCATTATTTATGGAAATCAGTGCAACGGATTCTGCTATGCTTCATCAGCAGGTGCAGGGTTTGTTGTAGTATATGGTTGTCCATTAGAATCAAAATCCTGATTTCCCTTTGTGTTGGAAAGTTCAAAAATGACCTTTTTCCAACCAGGATAAGGTGGAAGGAATCCAAGTCCATCTTCATTTGACATGTACCATTCACCTTTGTAGAAAGTGATTTCACCTTTGTCATATTTCCTTCCAAAAGTCATTTCACCCTGGGAAGCAACCTTTTCTTCCAGTTCAGTTTTTGTCATAACAACATAGTTTTCCATATGTTTCATTATTCATCACCGCCTTCCATTGCTTTGACAAATGCATCAATTTCTTTTGCTTTATCGAAAATAAACGCATCCTGTGAATCCATAACATCCAATGCTCTTGGTACTCTAAATTTATATCCACCAACCATTGAACCATCATGGCACTGTTCATCACCACCAACCATGATAATGTTTGTATCAGCTTCAAATACAGTATCTACAAACATTTTTTTAGATTCTTTTTCTAATGCATTCAGTTGATTGATTACACTTTCATAAGCCATGAGATGACCAAAGGTCTTTTCAAATGCAGGTGTTCCATCTGAATGAACAAGCATATTTCCCTGATTTTCAATCATTATTCTGCAAATACGCATCTTTGCGTTATCTTCTACAAAGTCACCAAGAATCATATATGCAGTATCATCATCAATGTTCTGCAAGTTCATATTTGTCAAAGTCATCATTGCAGTGTTAAACCTAACATCATAATCTGTTGTGTTTGCAACAATTGCATTCAGATTCATTTCCACATCCTGTTTTGCTTTTCCAATAGCTGCCTGGACTTTCTGTCTGCAAGACTTCTTGTATTCATCATACTGTATCGTTACTTCATCCAGTCTTTCCTGCACCATTTCCTTGAATCCTTGTTCTGTATATCGTGCAGTATTTTTTCTGTTGTTTAAATCTTTCACCCTGTCCTTGTATCTTTTAGGCATTGATTTTGCATAATTTGTTTTGTCTTCAATAATAGCTTCAATTTTATCTTTCAGTCCTAATACCATTTTTCAATCTTCCTTTCTTTGAATGGATTTTGCATTTCAGGTTCACCTATTGCAATTAGCTTTGCATTCAGTTCCTGATATACCGCATCAATTTGTTTTCCATACACTTCTTGTGTCTTGTTATACATCATGACTTTTTCATCATCTGAAATTTCCACCAAGGTCAATCCAAATTTCTTGAATCTGGTATTCCTTATTGTTTGAATTGCATCCCACTTCTTCTGATTAATTTTGCTTGCTTTTTCAAGAAGTTCTGTGATTTCATCCAATATCATCCACCACCTATCCTGTCTAAAACAATATATTTCTGACCACCTTGCATCCTTAACAGAATGACTTCTTCACCCTTTTCCAGGTGATTGTGAATGGTCATCTGCTTTGTTCCTTCAATGTCATGTGTATGGGTCAGTTTTGTTGCACCTGATGTCAAATCAATGTCATCACTGTTGCTGTCTTTACCCTTGACAGTGTGAGTGTGAGTGGTCAAAGATGCTTCTGATTCCCACTGTACTGTCACCATTGTAGTGAAGTCCGTCACATTCCTTGTCAGAACCAGGAATGAAGAATCAAGGGTCATCTTTTGGTCAACCAAGATTTGAAGTGGTGAAGAACTTGTCACCTTTCCAAAGCACACCTGAACAGGTTTTCCTGCATCAACCGCTTCTGTTGCAGCTTGTTTGATAGTATTCAATAATTCTGCATAATCACCCATTTTGTCATCACCGCCTTTCCTGGAACTACCATGAAGAAAGTTCCCTTTCCCTGATTTATCAATGTTTCCTTTGATTTTGTGTTTCACCACTGTGTCACCTGCCCTGTGCAGGTCATTTTGAAGAACCTTTGGTCTTTGTATCTTTCCACCAATTCTTCAATGGATAATGTCTTGTAATGCTCAAGAAAATCCTTATAAATCAGATAGTTATTTTTAGAAAAGACATCTGCAAGCACATCATATTTTGTTGCATTTTCAGCAACTATTCTTTCATAAAACCTTTCACGACTTTCATCATTCGTCAGCCATCTTCCATCTGACCATTCTGATTGATGAAGGCAATTCAATGTTGGTGTGGTCATAAAATACTGTTTATCAGGAATGTCATTCAGTTCAAATACTTCTTCAAATACTTGAATATACATTTCCATATATCGTTTTTCATCAGCTTCATCTGCTGCCTGAACAAATTCTTTCACCTGTCCTTTGTCCAAATAATATAGTAACTGCGTAGGAAGATAGATGTCTATTGATATGAGCATGTCATCTATCATGATAACTGTACTATCTGCTTTATTCTGTAATTTCATATCAATATAATCAGCAAATGTTCCTTGTTCATTAGATTTAAGCCATTCATCCAAACATATCAGAACAGGTTCAGATGACTTCATCTTTGCCATTGCTTGAAGATTATCCAATCTTTTCAGAAGTTCTCTGGTTGTTGATTTTCTAACCATTTGACATCATCCTTTCCAGTGTTTCAATCTTGTTCAGAATCATTTCCTGTTCAGCAGAATTCAAACCAAGTTCCAGGATTGTTCTTGCTGCGGACACCCTGGAAGAATCGGTTGCAGCAGAATCATTCATGATATTCTTCAACACTTCCAATGATTCCATTGAATATGCTTGTGCTTTCTTCATGGTGTCCTGGAACATATCATTTTTGACTTTTATGATGATGTCCTGGAATTCAGGCTTTTTTCTCAATCTATACAGTGTGGACTTTGAAACACCTGCTTTTTCAGCAGCTTCTTCATAGGATGCAGTTGTCAGAATACACATTGCAATATTTTCCCTGTTTAATTTTGCCATTACATCACCGCCCTTCTATTTCTAAAATTCATTCATTTTGGTTCATTTTGCTTCATCCTGACAATCCCCCAGGTGGCAAATCCTGGGGAACATCAAGATGTAATGAAAGAAAATCTTGTAAAATCAGGTAATTGATTTTCCTTTTTACTACTTAATGCAAAAATTTACACACATATATTTTACCATATATAGTGTTTATGAACAGCTTTTTGCACTATATATGGTATTTTGCAGAAATTTTACCACTTAAAAAGCACCTACATATTCATGCAGGTGCTATCACTATTACAAATCATAATATTTTCTTGCAAGTGTCTTTCTGACAGTCTGAACATCCAGTTCCATGATACTTGCTATGTCTTCACAACTCATACCTGAACTATAATGCATTTTATAAATTGCTTCATCCCTTAAATCATTATTTTCATACTTATATGAACATTTCTTCTTAGGAATGTCCAAGTGAAATCCTGGATAATTTTCAAATAACCATGCAGCAGTTTCAGGTGATTTTTTCTTGATGTCATGAATTGTTACCCTTGGCATTCAATTCACATCCTTTCTTCTATTTTCCAAACATATATTTATCATTTCCAAGTTCAAATGCTCCCTTGTATGGATATTTCTTCAATGCATATTGCCATACCTTCCTAACATCATCCAGTGTGTTGCACCGAAGTTCATTATTGTCATTGAATTCATCCACACCAAAGATTTTGCACATCAGTTCATTCAGAACAACCGCCTGATGATAGAAAAAATCTTCTGTGGCTTCTTCTGCTGCCTTCTGTCCAACAAGTTTGTATGCCCACATCATATAAGCAGGAACAATCATTTTGAATTCATGACCATTGATGTCCTTCACCCAATAGAATGTGGTTTCAATATCCGTCTGACAATAAGGTTTTCCACCTGGTTTGCAAGTCATCAGTTCACCACATTCAGCAATATCATCCAGTTCATACAAGTCTTCAATCTGACCTTGCATTTCATCCAAAAACATATTCATTCTTTTCATCATCCTTTCCTGACTTAGACAGGATAGACACGAAGTCACGATTTTTTTATATACTCTATATTTTTATATAATATATAAAATCATATTAATTTAATTGAATTTATACTATTTTAAATTATTTGTAGTAAAGAAAAATCGTGTCCAGTCCTGTCTAAGTGTCTATAATAGACACGATTGAAATTTTATCGTGTCCACTCATAACTTGTGCTTTTTTTCTTATCAATGTATTTCCTGATTTTGTTTAGTCCATCCACCCTTGAACAGATTTCCTTTGAAAAGTTTCTTCCCGAAATCATTATTTCATTCAAGCATTCATCCCAACAAAAATGTGAGTATTCATTATAAATGTCTTCAAAATCTCTACCAACAACAAAAGTATCCACAACATCATGAATGCTTTCATCATCTGATTCTTTCAGACTATTCAACCAGGCAAGAATTGAATCATTGTTTGCTTCAAAATCATCCAGTTCCTTTGTTACAATGTCAGGTTCAGTGAATCCCTGATTCTGAATAATTCTTTGCAATCCCTGAACACCTAACATGATAAGATATTCAATTGCAGACTGTGACATCAGGTCTTTGATAATATTAGGATTGTAGTCATCACCATCCTTTGTGAATCGTGCTTCAAAAGGTATGATGACCAGTCTGTCCTTGATTGCTGTCAATCCACTTCCACTGAACCTTGGGATTGTGTTTGCTGCAAAGATAAGTGTTGCATATGACTTCATGTCAAAACCATCCTGACCTTTGAATTCAACAGTAAATGCTTCACCAGTAACAGCCTTCTTGAAAATTGATATTCCTTTTCCATGCAGGTCATCTTCTGCAATATCGTCACCAATATTTGCAAGTTTCCCATACAGTCTGACCTTTGAAAATCTGTCATTCAGGTCATTCAGGTCAAGGGAACTTACATTGTCATCTGAATCCTTATCCAGTGCATACCGAAGCATTTTCAGGAAGGTTGATTTTCCATTCTTTCCTTTACCAGTTAAGATGAATGATTTTCTGAATTTGTTTGACCTATAAAAGCAATATCCAACCATTTCTTCAAGAAGCATTCTGATGTCCTGGTTTCCGCTGCATATTCTGTTCATGGTGTCATCTGCTGCCTTGTCATAAGCACCTGGAACATAATTCCAAGGAATCTTGTTCAGGATGATATAATTAGGATTAAAAGGAAGCAGTTCACCGCTGTTCAGGTCAAGAATGCCATTTTCAAATGCAATCAGGTCTTCATGATACAGTGTGGATGCATTTTTCAGAATCTTGATATTCAGATACTTCAAGACTTCTGTTCGTTTGGAACTGTTCAATGTTGCACCACCTGTTCTGACCATTGCATTTTCAATATAGTTCTGATTTGATATATAAATTCCTTCATGATAGATGTGCAGTCTGTTGTCAATTTTCTTGATATTAAACTGACGAATCATGTCATCACCAAAATCAGTGAATACAAAATTCTTGGAAGGAATATTCTGTGGAATAGCATCATCCCTGGTGATTCTCTCAATGTCAGCATCCGACAAAGGTTCAGCAAAAATGAACTGATTGATGTTGTTCACAATTCTTTTCAGAATTCCTGAATCCTTTGTCACCTGGGATGCAATAACATTTTCATATCCATATAGTGCAGAATCCCTTCCATCACCTTCACGCATTTCCCACAATTTAACTGTTGTATTCACTGGAATCAATTCATCAGGTACTTCATCATAATCTGCATCAGGGTCTTTGTCGAAAATTTCTTCTCTTTGCACTTCATCCACACATAATGGAATATAAGTTTCCCCTGAATGAATATCTGCAATCAATCCGACTGCAAGAACCGCATCTGTATATCCTTTTTTCTTGATTTTGCCTTTGCTGTCCTTCCAGTATGTGTGAATGTGTTTATTATCAGGATTTTCCAACACAAGACAGTTCCATTGTGCAGCTTCACACATATTCATGAATGCATCCGACAGTTCAGGTGAATCAAAGCTGATGTCAACAAAGCCATCATTCAGGATTGCACCATAGCTTTTGAACTGTGACGCATCTTCAAAAGTCCTAACCTGGTCAATTCCTTTGTGCTTTTCAGCACTTTTCTTTCCATTCCCCTTCAAGTAGGTTCTGAAAACCTTGTCATTCATAATTTATATCATTCCTTCCATTGCATATTCTTTGAAGTTGTCACAATGATTCATTCTTCCATTCCTGACATCACTGGATGATTGCAGTTCAGGGAATGTCTGCTGCAACTTTCTTCTGACCCTTCCAACAGTTTCAAACTGTGGCAATCCATACTTATGAAGTGACAGGAACAGATTTCCAAAACCTATTGTGTCAATGTTCTTTCCATGGTCAGCAAGGATTTTCTTGCATACCAGGTAAAACAGAAGGTTGTCAGAATCCCTTGCAGCAGGGTTTTCTGTCAGAATATCCTTCACCAGTGCTGATGCATTGGTCAGGTTGTTCATATCAGCAGGTTCTTCTGCATCCTTCTTGAATCGGTCTGAAATAGGAATTTCTCTGACATGACATGCACCATAATCAACAGCAGGGATGACCTTTCTGAAATATTCATCCAATGCATCAATTTCCTTGATTGCCTGCTTGATTGTGGTTGCATAGACCTTCATTCCAAACAGGTCTTCAATGAATGCTTTCAGTGCATCCAGGTCTTCATCCGTCTTCACATCAACTTCATAATACTGATAATCAGCATCTGCACCATATTCAGCAGGTGCAACAGTGTTCATGATGAAAAATTCAGATTTCTTCTGCATTCCAAAGTGTTCAACAATATCAAATTTCATTGCATTAAGTTCTTCAAAAGTCTTTTTCATATATTTCACCTGTCCTTTCTATTTTCTAAGTCCTGGAATATCACATTCATATTTGTCAGCTTCTTTATATAAATTGTTCAAGAATTCTTCTGTGTACATTTCAGGGTGATTTCTTTTGCATTCTTCAATCAATGCCTTTTCTTCTTCATCCGTCATCATATGTATCACAATGATATCTTCAACATTTACATTCAAAGCCTTTGCAATCTTTCCAACAGTGACTGGTTTTGGTGTGCTTTTTCCCTGTCTGATTTTTCTTAATGTGATTTCACTAAGCCCTGATTTTTCACATAAGTCCTTCAACAACATTCCTTTCTTTGCAAGAAGCAAATTCATCTTTTCTACATTTACCTTCATTTTGAATCTTCCTTTCTTAATTTTTCTTGACAGATGGTTTTATATCGGTTATATTCATTGTAACAGATGTTTTTATATCGGTCAAGTATTTATATGTATCTATTGAAGATACAAAACCATCTGTTCAAATTCACCATCTTATGATAGAATGGGTATGGTGGTGATAATGTGACAGTTGGACAAAACATCAAAGTCATCAGGAAAGAAAAGGGAATCACCCAAAAGAAATTGTCAGAACTGACAGGTCTTGCAGAAATTACTATTAGACAGTATGAAGCAGATAAATTCACACCTAAAATTCAGCAGGTTGAAAAAATTGCTTCTGCTTTGAATGTAACACCTTTTGATATAATGGGTGTTGACTATTTTGACGCAACTACTAACAGTGAACAATTGCAAAAGGATATTTCTGTCTTTGATACTATAAGTTCCCTTTATGGTCATGAAGCATCAGAAATATTAAATGATTTTCTTTCTCTTAATGATGACGGAAAACGAAAAGCATCAGATTATATTTCTGACTTGGTGCAAATCTACAAAAAATGACACCCATTCTGAAAATTGAATGGATGTCATTTTTTATTTGATAATGGATGAAAACTGGTCACCAAAAACACCACTACCAACAGACTTTTCATCCAGGACAAGAAAGGATGGAATAATATGAAGAATCCTAACGGATGTGGCAGTATCACCAAGCTGTCAGGGAAAAGAAGAAAACCTTGGAGAGTACAAAAAACAGCAGGATGGGAATATGTTGATTGTACTGAAAAAGTATGGATAGATAAACGAACCAAGAAAATTGTTGAAAATCCAACTGATGAACAAATATTTCTAAAACAAGTAATACAAAAACCAAAAGTTGTTCATAACCCTTCAATAGAACAGCTTATGAATAAAACTGTAAAATTGCATAGGTTATATATTGAACTTGGATGTTACGCAACCAAACAGGAAGCAATGTCTGCTTTAGTTCATTATAATGAAGACCCATTTGACCTAAACCTGTCATCTGTGACCTTTGCAGAAATATATGACAGATGGTCTGACATTCATTTTGAAACAGTGTCTGATTCCAATGTGAAAGGATATAAAGCAGCATACCGCCTTTGTGGTAAACTGGAAAAAATGCGGATGGTAGACATCAAACTTGACCATTTACAGACTGTTGTTGATGAATCAGGGAAAAACACACCAACATTGCGAAAATTAAAAATCCTTTGGGGATTGATGTGGGATTATTGCGTGATGCATGAAATCCTTCCCCAAGAAAAAAGGGATATGGTCAGATATGTGGATATTAACAAAGCAGGAAATCCAAATTCCTACAACAGGAAGCCATTCACCAAGAAAGAAGTCAAGACTGTTTGGAAATGGAAAGACACCAATGAATATTTCAAGGTTGTCCTGATGCTTATATATTCAGGTGTCAGAATATCTGAACTGTTAGACCTAAAAAAAGAGAATGTAAACCTGAAAGAAAAATGGTTTGATGTGACCGCTTCCAAAACGCAAGCAGGAATCAGAAAAGTTCCTATCAGTGATAAGGTTCTTCCTTTCTTCCAGGAATGGATGAACAAGAATGATTGTGAATATCTTCTTTCCACCCCTGATGCAAAGCATTTTGAATATCGCAACTATTATGACAGCTATTGGACACCATTGATGCAGCAGATGAACATGGAACATACACCACATGAAGCAAGACACACTTGTGTTTCCCTTTTAGCTGATGCAGGTGTTGATGAAAGAATGGTCAAGAAGATTGTTGGACATAAAGGTCAGGGTGTTACACAAACAGTTTACACCCACTTTGAAATTGAAGCATTGCTTGATGCAATCAACAAGATTTAAGGTGGTGACCGATATGGACAAAAACAGATACAAGCAACAGTTCTATGATGACCACTATGAAAGAATACATCTTGCAGTTCCCAAGGGAATGAAAGAAATCATCAAGACCCTTGCAAGTGAAAAGGGAATGTCAATCAATGCATACCTTCAAGACCTGGTAAGAAAAGACCAGGAAGGTATGTTTGACACAATGCAGATTGCAGACAAGAACAGGGAACAGATTGCAGGCATCCAGGGCAACATGCATGATGGTTATGATGTTATCTTCAAGGATGGACACCAAATCCATTGCAGAACCAAGAAGGATGTCAGGGTAGGCATAATTGAATATTGCAAGGGAAAGGAAGAACAGCATGAATGAACTTGACAAAGCACTGGAACTTTATGAACAGACATTTGATGATTCATTCCCTATGTTTTCTATGGTGACAAAACCACCTGATGAAGTGGTGGACATCATCAATAAATGTGTTTCTGCAAAGAAAGATGTTTATGACATGGGTTATTTATCCTTGAATGATGATACTATGTATTAGTATTTTGAAAAGCATCCTGCAAAGGGTGCTTTTTTCATACAAAAATAGTATCTTGCACAAGACATCAAAAATCTTGCACAAGATACTATTTTTTATGTGTTTCATATAGGTGTCACTTGTGTTTCACGCATACAAATTGACACTTTTTCACAACAATTCTTTATAAATTCAAAACATAAGAAAACCCTTGAAAATACTGGATTCCCAAGGGTTTTGATGTTCTTTTGATATTCGCTTGAATTATCTCTTTGAGAACTGAGGAGCACGACGTGCTGCCTTGAGACCGTACTGCGCTCGTTTTTGAGCCGTTTTTCCTTGGTATTTCGGGCTTTTCCGGACTTTTCGCTGTTCAGTTATCCTATGTGGTAACCACGGAAAATGGCTGTTTTTCAATCAGCAGCGTTCTGATGAAAAGCACCGTTTACTACACTGAACAACTCCTCTGGCTTATTATACTTGACCTTAGCATAGATGTCCATAGTTGTTTTGCTGTTTTCATGTCCTGCAAGATACTGAACCGTCTTGGGATCAACTCCGGCATAAAGCAGGTTCGTGATGTATGTGTGCCGGAGCTGGTGTGGGGTCACATCAAAATCCAGCGTATATTTGATTTTGGGTTGATTCCTCTGTGTCATGCCCAGCGTTGGTGTAACCGTGTACTTGATGCTCTGCCCATTCACATACTTATAGTAGTTGCGCGGCTTGGTAGACCGAACAACTACATACTGCCATACCCTTTGAAATTGCGATGCAGCTAACGGCTGTCCTTCGCTATCCGAAATCACATAGTCCGACTTTGATGCTGTTTTGGCTTCACGCAGGCAGTCCACCAAGCACTTGGGAATCGGAATATCCCTTTTAGCCGCCTTGGTCTTTAGAACAGTGGAAATCACGGGTCTGTTATGTTCCGTGCGCCATGCTCGCCTTACCGAGATATAGGGAGTAGACTCGTCCAGGAATACACAGTCCCATTGCAGCGCAAGGATTTCTTCCCGGCGCAGACCGGAATATAACCCAAGCATAATGAACAAGTAGGGAGGAAGCTCCCTGACCGTATCCAGAAGCACTTCTACCTGCTGATCTGTCAATGCCTCCCTCTTTTTCGCTGGCTTTCCGCCCTTTCCCGATATTCCTACACAGGGGTTATGCTCAAGTATCTGGCTGCGCTCTGCCGAGTAGAAAATACACTTGAGAAGCATATTTACTGTGCTGTATAACCCCTCCGATTTTTTTGACAGCGGTACAAGCGCCAGCCGAATATCATCTGCGGTCACTTCTTCCATATACATCTCACCCAAAGGCTTAATGATATAGTTCTTCATGTCAGCAGTATATCCTCTCAATGTAGAAGCAGATACCTTTGCCGACTGCATCAGCAGCCACTTCTGACAATACTCGGCCACTGTCGGATGCTGCCGACGAAAGATGATCTCCTCCACCTGTCGCCGCGCTTCTAATTGCTTCTCATATAATTCTTCGCAAGTAGCAGCATACAAACTCACCTGCTTGCCATCTGCGTCCATGATCCGGGTTCTGTAATACTGGATTCCTTTTTGCATAATGGTTCCGTACTGCGGAACCTCTGTTTTCATTTTCGCCATCTTTGACCTTCCTTTCCTGATAACGTGCAGTTTCCGTATCTACACTCTCTTTTTATCAGAAAGTACAGACTTAATCAAAGATACGGCCTATGTAAAGCAAAGAGCGAGACATCCTTGCCTCGCTCCTGCTTCGTTTTCGCGTTTGTTATTTTATGCTCACACTGAATCCCATTGCGAAAATGCGTTACCCATCGTTCTGACCAGCTCATCCGGCCTGTTGTATTTGACCTTTGCGTAAATGTCCATGGTAATTTTGCTGCTTTCATGGCCTGCCAGGTATTGCACCGTTTTGGGGTCTACCGACGAATGAATCAGATTCGTGATGTAGGTGTGTCGCAACTGATGCGGTGTTACTTCAAAGTCCAGGCTGTAAACAACATTACCGTTATGCGCCGCCTTTTCTCCAAGAACAGGTGTGACCGTATGCTTTACCCGCTTTCCATCCTCATATCGGTAGTAGGACCGTTCCTTGACTGTTCTGGTGACAACATACTGCCACAGCCGCTTAAACTGCGTATAGGACAGCGGATCGCCGTCCCGGTTCGGCACCACATACTCCGAAGTCGAATTTTCCTTTGTCTCTTTCAGGCACTCAGCCAAACAGGTCGGCAGTGGAATATTTCGCTCGGCAGCCTTCGTTTTTAATTCTTCCAGAATCACCGGCCTGTTGTTTTCTGTATGCCATGCTCTCCGCACTGTTAAATAAGGAAAGTTTCCATCAAGATAGACCGAATCCCATTTCAGGGCGAGGATTTCTTCCCGCCGCAAGCCTGCGTACAATCCAAGCATCACAAACACATAGGTTGGCAGTCCTTCCACCGCATCCAATAAGCGCTCGACCTGCTCGTCTGTCAGCGCCGCTTTATCTTTCTGCGGAACGCCGCCACCCTTTGTCGTTAGATAGATCGTCGGGTTATTATCTATAATCCGGCTTTCCTTTGCTGCACGGAAAATAGATTTATACAGGATCACGACCGACTTATATACCGATGCAGATTTTTTTGAAACAGAGACAAGTGCAAGCTGAATATCATCCAGGCTGACCTCTCCCATCCGCTTATCACCTAATTCCGCAATGATATGACGCCGTACCTTTGAGGTATAGTCCGTCAAAGTCGTGGTACGAACATGAACAGACTGCATCAACAGCCATTTCTCACAATACTCTGCAACCGTGGGTGTTTTTCGATGAAATGTGGCGTTCTCAATCTGCTCCAACGCAATCGTTTCCTTATTATAAAGTTCTTCGGGCGTTCTTGCATAAAGGGCAACGAGTTTTCCATCTGCATCTTTGATTCTTGTTCTGTAATACAGGACACCTTTTTTTATAACCGTTCCATATTCAGGAATTATCATTTTCCTTTTTGCCAATTCCGTCACCTCCTAAAATAATCTCCAGCGCTGTATCTTTGTTTTATCAGAGATCTTCAGTTCCAGCAAGGATACGGATTGGCTCATGCTCCGGCGTTCCGGGTCTTGCGGTAAGTCGCATTCTTTTCCATCGGTTTTGCCCGGTGGGTGCATTTTGCGATATACTCCTGAAGGCCCATATCAGTAAAATATACACAACCGTTCTGCACATACTGAACATAAGAAATCAAGCCGTTGTTACGGGCCGCATCCAAGGTCGCAATGCTGATTCCCAGGATTCTGGCAGCTTCTTTTCGTGTAATCAGTTTTTCCATAAATCATATTCCCTCCATTCCGTCAAGGTTGTCATCGTGCTTTCAAAATCACATGAATGCACTGGCAGCCGAAACTGCCAGTGCATGGTATCTAACTTTGAAAAGAAAACTGCATCTGGATGATGACCTGTTGTTGCTTACGGTAACCGGACGCAGCTCTCTTGAATTTGAAGTTCGCTTTCGCCACATTTGCCACGCATCCCTGACGATGGGGACATTCCCGGTCTCCGCTGGCGCGGATGTCATAACTCCGCAGCGTCGTTTTACTCGTGCGCCGCAGGGTTCCGCCTCAAGTCCGTGGGCGGGTGTGAACAAGTATCTTTAAGCCCCCATGGAGTCCTCGCGCTCGAAGTGCCACCTCCGGGTCTCAGGCTGGCGTTGATCGCTGGGAACAGCCTTGTTTATCACCTCCTTGGCTGTCCATCTTGGCGGCGCGCCTGATTCGCTCGTACATGGGTTATGTACCAGAAATGCCGTCTATTCAATTGTCAAAGTACCATCGAAGGGGAAAACTTGTCCTTCTATTAACACTGACAAAAGGGGCAAAAAACAGGCGCTTCAAATGAAACTTTATCAAAAAATTTTTGCCAACTGTTTCAGCCCACGCCGGATGCTGTCACGGACACGGCTCGGATCTACACCTTCGGCTCCGGCAATCTCATTTACGCTCATCCCCAGATAGTACCGAGCATAAATTCTTTTTGCCTGTTTCTCCGGCAAAGCCATCACGGCGGAGTAAATCTGCTCGCGCAGCTGCTTTTCCTCCAGAAGCATCTCCGGCGTCTCCAGCTTTCGCAGGACCGCATTTTCAATTCCATTCTCACAGTCCAGGGAGTACTGCGCCTTATAGCGATACATTTTTCGCTCATAGGCTGCTTCAGCTCGCTCGTCAGACTGAAACACCGCTTGTACTTCATCGGTTACTTCCAAAAAGGCATCGGTTTTATAAACATCGGGATACAGATCCCGAAGATTGACTTTCTTCAT